CCCAAATAGTTAGACCGCGAATCTAACCCAACCTGAAATATATTTTAATATGGTTCCCTGTAGAAGAATTGAACTTCTGTCTATCGGTTATCAGCCGATTGCTCTACCATTGAGCTAACGGGGAATAAATTTGGTAGGGCTGAAGAGAATCGAACTCTTGTAAGCCGGTTAAAAGCCGGTTATTCTGCCATTGAATTACAACCCCAAAAAAACTTTGGAATGAGTGGTCAGATTCGAACTGACGATTTTACAGTTTTGCAGACTGCTGCGTTAGGCCGCTCCGCCACACTCATACTATACACTTAAATTTTTAAAGAACAATCGTTGCCCCACCTAAGTGCCCTAGTTCCTCTAGGGCTTTACCGCTGTTCCTCAACGGACTTAAATGCTCTTCTCTTTGACAACCTTTGCAATATCTTGATTTCTCAATCTATGTGGCTATTATAGCACAATAAGAAAGATTGTCAAGAACTAATTTTGCTTTTGTTGTTTTTATGCAACATTGGCATCCCCCAAGAGACTCGAACTCTTACTAACGGTTTTGGAGACCGTTGTGCTGCCATTACACTAGAGAGAATCTGGCGGAAGACGGAGGAGTCGAACCCCATCCCTGTTAAGAGAACCTGGTTTTCAAGGCCAGTCGGCGGACCATCCCACCTGCATCATCTTCCATATAGAAACACACTTCATGGGCGTGGGCCCACTTGTCACCTTTTGAGTTAGAGTGTGTTTTTATATGGCACCCGAAATAAGAATCGAACTTATACTAAGAGCTTCAAAGGCTCCTGTGCTACCACTACACCATTCGGGAGTAATAAACTCTACAAATTTTTAAAGAACAATCAGTATTGTATCACAGACGATGCCGTGTGTCAATATTTGTGTTGCAATTAAGCAACAAAAAAAACCCCTAGATTTTTGGTCTAGGGGTTTGTGTATTTTAGTTTTCTAATTTACATTGTGGTCATCCACAAACCCCTTTCAATCTCTCCGCACGAATACTATCATTATGTTGCGAACAATAGACCGTCGGCCAGGAAAATTGGCGATTGAGTAGCTTAAAGATTTTATTATTTTTTATCATTGTATAAGTATATATGTTCATTTGATAAAAATTATATTATATATTTTATAGTTGAGCGGAAATAGTTTTAACTGAATCCCAACGAAAGGATCTCCATCCTTCTTCTTCCGTATCAAATACGGCTAACGATTCTGTTGGTTTCTTTCTCTCTATGCCCTTTGGCGTATGCTCTTCTGGTATAAGAGATTCTTTTAAAGTGCATACCATATCTCGGATTGTGCCATCTTTTTTAATAAAAGAAATAGTTACAAGCCCTTCCCGTAAAATTCCTTTTAGCCATTCTTGACCAACTTCATCAACCATCAATATATTATTTTCCATTATAAATTTCCTTTAAATTTCTTTTAGTTCCACTAAAGATTTTATTAAATCTTTTACATATTCTTTAAACCACACACTTGTATTTTCGTGTTTTCTAACAATAGTGCCATAAACATTTGAACCATTTAATCCTTTGACATAGACAATTGGGTCAGAAAAAATACTTTCAAAAGTTCCAGCAAAAACAAATTCTCCATCATCACCTCTTTGAAAAAATGCTACATGATATTTTGAACCATTTGTATTTTCTTCAACTGGTGAACCAAAATCTTCTTTATATTTTATAAATTTAATATCAGATTTTGGTATTCTTGGATTGTCATTAGGTAAGAATATGATACCATCATACCCATCCATTTCTGATTTATACCCAGTCATCTTTTAGTGCCAGTATATCAATCATAATACTTTCAATATTATCTATTGCCTTTTGTGGATCAACATCATATTTTCGCACTGACCGAATTTGATTATAAACATCATCTAGTACACTAAACGCTTTGGTAGAATTCACGGCACAATTAAAATAATAACTATCATCAGGTAAATTAAATTCTAAAGTAGACTTCATTTATTTTTTTTCCAATCCATCATCATATTCATTGGTTATTAATTTCAACAATACCGCATCATATACTGAACTCACCAACATCAATAAAGCACCCGCAACAAAAGCATAAAAAATAAACATTGGGTTGATTGGTCCATATTCAATTATCAACCAATGCCCGACAAATGCAGAAATTATACCTAATACAATTAATCCAAATGTTATTGCAATTGCTTTAACTTTCATATTCATAAGTTACTCTCCAAGTTCTATGTTTCTCTGCTACCCATTCTGCACCATCATACTCATCAATTTGCCATTCAACTTCATCAGGCACTTCAACGATTCCTAGTTCTGAATACATACCATCAGCTTTTTGTCCTAACTCTTCAACGATTTGCACTAGAGTTTTACTATCTCTAGGTATAGACCTATCCCAAAAATCTATAGATTTAATGCCCACTCGGTCTTTGTATAATTTCAAAGCCTCTTTAGAAAGCCCAAAACCACCATGACAATTGTTTATTACTATTTTTTGCATATATCAAGTCCACAAACTATTTCTAATCTTAATTATCCGAATCATCATTTCTTCATCTTCTTTTTCGTAGGCGGCTTCAATTTCTTGCAGCAGTTTATGTGCTTTATCACTAGATTGTTTATCATCTGAATCTCTACCATTTAAAGATGAAAACAAACTGTCGGGATATTTCACTCGCATGGCATCACAGTGTTCACTCCAACCACTTGCATCCATAGGCTCTGGGCGATTCTGATATACTGTAGTCCACCATATATAAAGTTCTTTAATTTCTTTTGCTGAAATTGCCTGACTAGTTGGTTCGGCTTCACCTTTTTTATCTTCGTCTAACCATTCTACATTTGTAAGTGTCATGGCCCAATCAAGATGGTCTAGCCCAGCTTGGGGACAACGCCATGTTCTCCAACGGAACCATCCTGATGCATAAAAAGGTGGATTATATTTTGCTCGGGCTTCTTTGTCACCCCAAGCAATGTGGCTCCATGCAGTTTCTACCTCAACAAAATCAACCAGCTGATTGAATAGGCAAGGCAAAAAGCGGTTCCCCAAATCCTGCCATTGACCCGGCTTAATATCCCTGGGATGAGCGGTAAGACTATTAGTCCGAGTAACCCAACGGTTGTTAATGTAGTACTTGATATCATAAATTTTCCTTACAGGCCATGTTACAAAATCTTGGATATGGCCAAGTGCCTCTTCAGCCAACCAGTAGCGGAAGTTATGTTTTATTTGAGCCGCAGTTGTCCACTCATCCCATTCTTCGGTTGTTCCGGAACTAAGTTTTTTAGTACCGCGAATCCAGTCTGCGAATGGACTGCAACTCCAGTAATATGCGTGATGAGCCATAATTATTTTCTACTTAAAATTCTAATGTTAATTGTGAATCATTAATAATAGGTTCCGAATATGATTCCGATAAAATAAAATTTACCATTTGATTTAATGTTATATCTCGTTCATGCGCTAATAGCATAATCTGAAACAATAAATCTTCATCAATATCTATATCTATAGGTGTTTTATTCTTAATCATTCCATGTCACTGTAATCATTTCCATTCTGGTCTTCTAATGTAGTGAAGAAGTTTTTCATTTTAGTTTCCTCATTCCATGCTACTGTATAATCATTATCAATATCCGAAAGCTCCAGGGCGTATTTTTTGCTTACTACACGATGGCTAATAATCTGCTCACCAATATGTTCTTGACTAAACTCTTTGGCTTCTTCCATTGTTACCGTATCTAATGCCCATTCACTTTTGCCTTTTGGAACTTGTACCATGTAACGCATACGATATGTTGAAACACAATCAACTAATACCCATTCGGTATCTATTTTAGTTAAAGAAAGTGAACCATCAGGCAATTGCGTCCAATTAAGAGAGTCACCTATTTCCCATCCTAATTCATCACACATTCCTTCTGGGAATGGCATAATTAAGTCTTTGGTTTCTGGGTCTTCTATAAGTGTAACTGTAAATTTATTTTCCATAATTAATCCATTAAAGTTTAAAACAACATCATTATAACACAAATCTCAGAGTCTGTCAAGCTTTTTAAAATTAAATCCATTTATCATAGTCTAAAGTTATTTCTAAAACTCGGCATTTTTCTCGCAGTTTTTCAATTTCTACCGAGGCTTCATCCAATAAATCTGCAATTCTATCTGTTGTACCTTCCTGAACACTTTTACGGCCTGGTATTTGTCGCCGTATTTCTGCTCTTTTTCTCAATCGGTATATTAAATCTTGTTCATTCATTCAATCACACCGATACATCTACATTTTGTCCAGGGCGCCCTAATTGTCGGTTCAATTCCATTCGTTTGGCTTGATTTGTTTTAATGTCTTCTCGGACTCTTATTTCTTCAATACGCAAAGCCTCATGACGCTTATCTAAATTATTAATTAATAATTGACGATACATTTCATTGTTTTGATCGGTTACTTTAGTTATAGTCATGCGATATATTTCTAATCAAAAATCAAAATCTGACTTATGGCGAGAGTCATAAAATTTAAAATGTAAGGTATATCCAAATAAAGAAAACTCACAGTCTACACCCGGGTGATCGGTTTGCACATACCAATAAAAATGAAATCCTACAAGATAGGAATATTTATATAGTTCTAATTCAATAAATTTATTTTTAAATGGAGTTCCGTAACCGCGACTCCATAAATTTTTAAATTTTCCAGCCCAAGGATTATGGATTTTAAAATCAATATTTAATAGCATCATAATTATTACTCAATAACTGTAGGAACATTTTGCCACACAGTGGCTGTTTCTTTTAAACCTGTTACGGAACCAATATGATTAGATTCATATGAACTATAATCATATTGAACTACTTTGGTGCGGTATTGTAATATCGGTTTCATTGCAACATATCCTACAGGCCCCGGGTCATGCGAACCAGGACTCTTGATAAGCCACCTCAATTCAAAACTTACCATGATAATTTATCCAAATCAAAATTACCAGATTCTTGAGTGAATCTCATATTAATATCCAATTCATTTAGAATATCATCATTTTTATCAATAGTGTCATCAAAACCTACACCTGAAAATGATTTAGTTTTCCGAGCACCATATTTTAAATATGCATATTTAACTTTTGGTTTTTTTCTAACAACAATAACAGCAATGTCATCTAATGCTACAAGTTTTTTATTCATTTTAAAAAGTATTAAGGGTTGGTTGCATACTTGCAATAAGTACTCGTTCACGTTGGTGTGCTGGCTTTCTACCACGCACAATTTCAATAACCTCATATTGCCACATAGAGGAATTTAAATTTCTTAAGGCTTCACATAGAGCCCAATTTTTATTTTCACATTTTGCTCGGCTGATATGTTTTTGCCAGCGAACTTTTACAGCCCGCACATAAGCATGACCTTTTGCAACAGTCAAGCCAATGTAAGAATCGCCGGTGTCTACACAAGTCACCTTGTATAGCACATGGTTTCGGTCTGACCGAGGTTTACGATTTAATGTAATCATTTTTAAGATTCCGAATGAATTCGTGAACCATTGACAAAGGAATATCAACTCCTAAATCCAATGAAACCGCTTTTTTTGTTTCTAACGGAGTAAAACCAGCAGCCAACATTTCCTCAATGGAAAGGGCAAGATTAGACATAGCGGACATTAAGGATTCCAGTAAAAAAGGTCAAGAATAAGCACAATAACCGAAAAAAATGCAACTAAGCGGAACAAAAAAACTTCTAGGGGCGAATACATATAAATTCTCTATTTCTAAGACTCTATTCTAACAGGTCTACAGGAAAAGTCAAGCATTATTTTGAATTTGTTGCAAAAAAACAACGCACCAGGACGCTCTAGGAGCGTTTTTTCGTCTTTTTGACACTAAAGTACTCATTGCCCGAAAAAATACGCTCTCCGGCTCGGTTTGAGTGATGAAAACGACATTTTTACAGTGTAAATTGCTTGAGAACCTCGGCCGCATCGGGATAATTCAGGTCATCCTGAATTCCTGTGTAAACTTGCTCAATTGCTGCTAAAACCATGAGGTTTTTAATTGTTTTAGCCTCTTGCCGCCTCGCTTTAGTCGGTAAATTCCGAATAAATGCATCAGCGTCCTTGCCATCTTCAAATTCCCACAAAATATTTGCAATAACGCACTGGGATTCAGTCAAACCTGGAATAGTAATCTCAATCATAATTTTTTCTCGTTTAATGTACTGAACTAAAATCTGTTTTACTGAAATTCTTCCAATTTCCTTGGTAAATAATTTTATCATCGCAATTTTTTATTACAGTGATGGAATTATCGGATACATGATACTCATACTCTTGACCACAATCCTTACTTTCGGTAGAATGAATGTAAAAACCGCCAACAGAATTCTTAAAATGTGCAACCAACTGAGCCGCTAAACAGCTCATGCCGTTTGCAGTTCTTTTTCCTTTAGTTTCTTTAGAAATACCATTTGTAATTTCTAAACCCTTCAGAAATTCTCCAAGCTCTTTCCCATGACCTTCAGGATATCCATCATACTGGCGGTACAGGTTTAAGATAGGTTGTTTATTATCATTATAAACAAATGTAAGACAACGTGTGCCCATGTTTTTTCCAATGTGAAGTAATTAAGACTCTATTATAGCAAAAACCACAAAAAAGTCAAGAGATATTTTTATTCGTGTTGTTTTCATACAACATCACAAATTAATTTTTCTTTGGTTTAGGTGGAAAATCAGGAAATGTATTCCACGGCTGATTGTAGTATTGGTCTATGTCCTGAGGTCCACCTTGGTCTACCCATAGCTTGGCGATAGTGATTACAGGATTACCGTCCACTATGCAATATCTGACAAGGTGTGCAGCATGGTCATATGTGCCATCAGGTACCCAACTGAACATTCTAAATTTTATTCCTTGGGATAGTTCCATATTACCCACACTAAAAAACATAAGATGAAACCAGCAATTAAACCACATGCAAAAAGCATTATTTAATTCCTAAAGTTTCTGGGCTATGGTCTAAACTATCACTCTGCGGGTCAGAATAAAATGCTGAATCTTCATCACGAATTGTTACACACAAATCACTGTGGTTCAAATCATAATCTGTGAATTGTTGATTTTCATCATACACACGAAACATCATTCCATTTCCAGACCGTATGATATGTCCAGTAACTCCGTTAGCTAATTTAATTTTCATTATCGTTCCTTTATTAATGACTTTTTAACAAAAATTTATTTGAAATTGCTTTGAATGAACATTGCATAGTCGTACTTTTAAACACAAGACCTTCACGTTCAGCGCCAGCATCCCATGCATGACCAATCATTCCTATAACTGATTTACCTTCCGCAAATTTCAGAATTTCTTCAATACTATTGATGCCTAATGTATCATACAATTCAGCACCAGATGCAATCACCGGTACATGTTTGATATTGTGCTCCTCAACAAATGCTAACCGTTCAGTTGGAGTAAAATATTTACTAGCATCAATATCATATATATCAAACAAGAAAAAATCTTGTCCTTTTATCTTGTAAGGATTGCCTTGAATACCTTCTCCGATTAACTCGCCCTGTAGTGCAAGATTACGATTGACTGCTCGGAGTTTTATTTCAAACTCATTCCGTACCGCAACATTCCACAGGCTGTTTGTTTCACTTGGCTTGAGGTCAAGATTACGGCTACACACACCAAAATCTCCGTCACGCAGGTATACGGTCATTGAAGAGCCATCCAGCTTTTCAGTAACTTCCCATCGGTGTTGTTCTCCGAGCCAGTAATCAAATTCTTCTTTTAAGTTTTGTACTCGTTCTTGGTCAGTCTTTTGAATCCAACTTGGGAACAAGCCTTTAATTTCTCCAGCCAGTTGTGCAGGAATTGGTGCCTCGTATTTGACAATGCCCAGCGGAAATGATACATCAAGCCCTTCAGACAATTCCGATTCTACCATAGTCAATGTAGATAACGGCAGTAACAGCCCTTGGCTCAATTGCCCACGCAATTTGATTGTACGCAGCCGTTCGCCCTTGACTTCATTGTAAACCCGAGGAAAGTTTCCTTTTGATAGAAACGGTGCCACCTCATGAGGAATCCAAGAATCTATTTCGCAGTAAACCGCGAGGTCGCCTTCTTTGAATTCACCTTTTTTAACTACGCAGGTCCATCCACCGATGGTTGCACATTCAATAGCATCAGCATCCGGAATAGGACGCACGGCATCAATTCGCCGAATGCTTGCTAATTTTCTAACGGTTTTTGTATTCATATATGAATTATAACATCAATTGCTTTTTTTGTCAAATGTCATTGTTGTTTTTTAGCAACAATTAAATTATATTTTTTCTCCACAATGTGGGCAAAGTTTTGTTGCAACCTGTCGCATTTCTTTTAGCGTTTTGTTTAGTTTCCTAGCATCAGCAACAATTCGTTTAATAGTTTTTTTATCCCGTTCATGTTTAACTTTACTCAATTCTGCTTTAAGGTGTAACTTCATTTTATTCAAGCGACCTTCAAAGATTTCAATGAAGCCTGTTACACCGGTTGAAGAATGTGAATTCATGCATCTTCCGCTCTATGAGCCGCACATGCAGTTTTAATCCACCCGCCTTGAGTTTGCGTACCTGGTAAGCCGCATTCTTCACACGTAACTCCACTCATACTTTCGGCTAGTGTTACCATACCGTCAATATAGTCATCACCGCCTGAATAGTAAAAACGTAATGTACCAAACTTTTCTTTAACTTGATTTAGTGTGACTTGATGCACTACCTCACCATTCTTATTTTTCCAATCAATGTGATGTTGGATATTACCCATCAACTGGTCTAGAATATTAAACCAACCATCACCGCATTCAAAGCCCCAACACATACAGGTTTCCATCATGGACTTTTCTCGGTTGACCATCATCTTTGGATACCGCTGGCACAATAGTTCATCTAATTTTTCATTCATTATTATTCCTTGAAAAGGACTTAATGACTACTTTTAATGCATCAATTAATTGAATATCACTAGCTACGTCATCTGGATGTAACCATACACCATCTGGATTATCTTCCGTGCGTGGATTCTTACGCCAAACAGTTAGCACTTTTGTAAGATGACTTTTGTATTCTTTCAAATTTAGCAAGGTAATACGGTCTGCTGTTTCACCATCTAATGTAATGGGCCCAATACGCTTGTTCATGTTTTTTTCTCCGACTTGTTTTTTACCCACAGACAATCAAAAAATATTCTCATTGCCAACCGTACAAACCAATTAGGCACTCTACCCCTTCGCGGTATATAAATCATTCCAATGCTTCCTGGTCTATTTCCAAACAAATAGCATTGCCACTCAGACGATTCTGGCGTTTTGATAAATTCATATTTGCTAGTAATTGTCTTGAAGGAATCGGGGTTTTTTATATCAACCGTATATTGACCAGAATCTTCATTCATTCTTGTTTTCCGTAGAGTTGATTATCTTCTACGAATGCAATCAATGCATGAGTTTGAAATTTAACCTGTTCTTCAGTCAGTTTTAAATTGTATGCATCACTTAGGATATGCAACACTTCGTGCCACAATGCAATCTTTTTAGTTTGTTCACTAAAATGATTACCAATCCAAATCTCTTGGTCATTGAATCGTGCAAGACCAATAGTGCCTTGCATTTCTTCCGCTGTCTTATACAAGACATTATATGTTAATCCACAAATTTTTAATTTCATAATTCTACTCCTAAATCGGTTTGGTATCTATGCATCAATCGGTCAAATGCTGGAAATGCAAGTTCTTTCCTGTTGATTTCAATGCATTCTTGAATTATTAACATTGCAAACTTTTCCTCATCTAACACCCAATACTCACCAGATAATTCAGTTTTAGGGAAATGTTTTCTTGCTTGTTCAGCCAGATGTTTGGCCAGATGTTTAATTCTCCAGTTCATGTATTTAACTCACGTAACCGGTTTTCTGTCCATGCAACCGCTTGATGGATTGCGTATGGCCTATCGTCAATCTTCTCCCAGTCTTCGGGTGTCAGCCCTACCCACGGGCGACCTGTTACCAGTTCCTGCTTTAGTTGTTCAGCGAGAGTGTTTTGATATTCTTCATTTTGGCAGGTCGGCCATTTGCATTGTGTTTCCTGTTTTGGCTGTGCTGCTTTCCACTCCGCAACAAAGGCAATTGCGTCTAACCCGTATTCGTCAAGGATTTTCTTGACTAACAGCCACTCGGAAGGTGGCTGTGCTGAAATACGAACAGTCCTTGTTCCGTCAGCATGATACGCCACCACATCTTCCACAGGCTCTTGCTCTGGCTGCTCCAGTGCTTCGTGCAGGGAGGTGATGGCTTGTTTGCCAACAGGAAATGGCATTGCTTTGTCAATATTCTCTAGCGCCTCCAGCGCCTG